CCGCTCACGCCGTACAAAAGGATTAGGAGAGAGCTGGCGAACAACAGGAAGTTCGATCTCGCCTGCGCGATGGAGCAAGAGCAGAAGGCCGCGGCAGACCATGTCGCAGAGCGCGCCGTTGGCGACTTCAGCTTGCTGACAGTCTGGTAAATCTGCGTGAGCCAGTTCTTGAAATTTGCGAATACCGAGGCGAGCTGCTTGCTCGGGGCTGTTCCCTCCATGAGGTATCGCTCGAAGCCACGGGCGAATTTCTCATGCTGGGCGGTGGTGATTTCGCCATTTGATTTGAGCCATTGCCGAACGGTGGCGGAATCTCTCACGAGGTCTACTGGTGCATGTTCGTGATCCGCGTCGCGGAGCATTTCTTCAAGCCAGTGATGACCCGTTTCGTGGATGAAGGTTGAGGCGTCGGCAGACTTCATGAGCGTGATCTGCGCTTTGGCGTCTTCAGTTGCCAGCCTGATTTTTCCTTTGGCGGTCTGTTTGAGGGTCTTTCCCTGCGCCAGTTGCCGGGCCGGGGTCTTCCCCGCTTTGATGCTGGCGCCATCTTTTGCGTACATCTCCTGCGGGGAACCGAGAATGCCCTTAAAACGCTCTGAACGGGAGGCATAATGCTCGGCGACTAACTGCGCGGCGGCCTGTGCCTCGTCGGATGGTCTGCCTGCTTTCTGAAGCTGCTTTACAACATCAGCAACTATCTCCGCATGTTGTTGTTGAACCTCCGGTGTGCGCGGTAGAGGTGAAGCCGGGGTTTCGATGGGCTGCGGGATGTGTTCGTCTGCTGTTTGAAAAGCGGTCTGAACATCCGGGGCAATGTCGATGAGTTTTGCGTTTACATCCTGAAGCTCTGCGCGAAGTTCATCGGTTGGGCTGTCTGCGAGCTTGGTTGTCAGCTCCTCCCGCTGCGTTTGGAGAGCATCGTATTCTTTGAAGGTCTCGGGGTCGCTAGTGCGGGCGATTTCTCGAACATCAGGAACGGCATCGAGCTGTGTTGCTGCGGCTTCTCTGGCGGCCGATTCTTCAGGCGTGGTTTCCTTCAGGCCGAAATGCCCCTCTTCGCCCTCACCGATTACGCCGAGGCTGCGGGCCTTCGCTATTTCGGGCGGTAAAGGCTGATGAAGCTCCCCGCCCATACCTGCACCGGCTTGAAAGTCAGCAATAAGCTCGGCTCCATATTCAGGGAGAGACGATCCGGCTTCTTCGGAGACCTGCTTTAATCCTCGTATCGCAGATTCGGTGACAGTATTAAAGGCGCGTTGCGGCGCATCCCAAAGCACAGCCAATGGCCGGAGTACGGCTTCATTGACGCTTTTGAAAAAACCAGTGTGGCCGGTGGCGTAGTCGTTGAATATTCCTGCTCTCTTGAGTTCCTGTTCGGTTTGCGGTGAGAAACCAAGCGGACCCTCTTGCGCGTCTTCGGAAATCGGATGCCCCATTGCACCGAGAATGCGACCGACCGCAGTACCTTTCAGGAATTGGTCAGTCGCCTCATTGCCGCGCGCATAATCCTGCTCAGACGGAAACATAGGCAGGGGTTTAAACGCCCGTGCAGTGAGGGCGAATGCGGATGGTGCACTGGCATTAAACTCGTCGAAGCCTTTATCAAAATCGACCGGGGTTGGTGCGGGTGCAGCTTCGGGTTGCGTATCCTGATTCAGGGCTTCTTCAAATGCGTCCGCTTCCATTATTCGGGCCTCGGCACAGATGGAGATTGCGGTGCGACGAGACCGAGCTTTTCAGCTTCGGCCCGTCCGTCCGCTTTGGAAATCTTGCCGGACTTGATGTCGGCATAAATGGCAGGAAGGGTGCGTTGTTCGGTGGCGATGGAACCCGCGTCCTTGAGCATGTCGGCTACCTGTTGATTGGTGGAGCGTTTGAAGTTGCCGATGGTGTTTCCAACATGATCAGGGCTATCGGGTGTCAAGAGCTGGGCCGGGGTTTTGCCGTTCTTGATGCCGCTGTCATAGTTTGCCAGTGCCAGTGCTGACCATTGCGTAAATAGTTGGTCGCCACGGGCATCTTTAATTCCCGTCGTTGGATTGGTCGAGGTGATCTGACTCCTTGCGGTGTTGAACATCGCTCCTTTCATCTGGAGTGCTGCCTGTCCCTCCGGCGTGCTTTTGGCGTCAATTTCTTTTTTGAGCCGCTCGAAACCTGCGGGTGTGATCTGTCCCGCCACTTCGGCCTTGTAAAGCTGGTCAGCGCTCGTGATGGCTCCCGGTGAACTTGGGGGCGCATAGACCTTCGAGAGATTGTCGTAAAAGCCGGAGCCAAACTCAGCCTTGTCAACCGAGACCATGTTTCCGGTGTTCTTCAGGTTGTAGTAGGCTCGCTTCTCAAGGAACTGCATTGTGAGCGGGTTGTCTGCGAGAGCAGATCGCATATCGGGGGGAATCTGCGAGATGTCGGTGAAGTGCGGATCAACGGCGAGGTTCTGCGCCTGATTGTTGAATTGGGTCTTCCATGCCTGCGCGCCCGCTGCATAGATTTGATGCTTCTGTTCGAGCGCTTTGAGGGTTGCTTCTCGCTGATCCAGATTAGGAATGGCGTTGGCGCGGGAAAGTGCGGCGGGGTATATCTTGTCTAGATTGAGGAGCGTTTCTTCCGGGGTTGCTCCCGGCTCAAACTTTGTGGCCTCTTCCGGGGCAATTGGGGCCGTTGCTGGTGCAGTCTGGTTGAGGGTGGGCTTTGCTCCGGTGATGGCTGCGGCAGCTCCCTGAGCGATGATGTCGCTGTTGAAAAGCGCTCTGTCTTTGGGAGATTTCTCGGCTGTCGCAATACCTGTGATGAGCTTCTGCAACTGGGCGGGGTCGTTGAGATCGGGGATGGAGTCTGGGGTTAATCCTGAGGCTCTGGAGACATTGCTCACCCAATCACCCGTTTTGTTTTCGGATGAGGGAGCCCATTTCGCACCGATCTGTGCAAGCGTGAGTCCTTGGTATCCACTGCGGAGGGTGTTCGCGGTGAGGATTACTCCATCCAATGGAGAAGCAGGTTGAGCGAATTCCGCGGTGCCAGTTGAAGCGCCGTGCGCCGTCTTGACATTTCCAAGGTTGAATGGATTCGTTGAAACATCGCCGCTGCTTTGGGCCGGTATTGGTTTCCCAGCGAGAATCGCCTGAGCATTGTCGTCGGCGGTCTTGCGGAGGACTTCTCCCCGCATCGTGCGTTCCAATGAAGACTGAACTGTGATGGGAAGGGCTGATTTGTTCGCTTCGTAGAACTTCTGCGCGTGGTCGATGTCGCCGTTCGTGAGGTCTCTTTGAATGACCGCTTCGGCGGTTTTTGCATGCCACTGTTGTTTCAGCTCTTCAGCGTGTGTGGCGGAGATGCCTCCGGTTGCGACTGCATTGTCGATGATGCTTCCATAGCGCCCTGCAACTGCGGCTTGGGTGGCTGGATCGGAGGTTGAAACGAAGTTGTTTGACTCGTTTTCTCCAGCCTGAAGAATAGAGGCATAGCCTTGATCCTTCTTCTTTGTATCGACATTCTGGAGGAATCCTGCATAGACGCGAGAGGTTTCCTCGCCCGCGTTCGCTACAAACTGTTGGGAGAGTTGTTTGTTTGAGAACATCCCAGACGCTTCTTTGGTGGCGTTCTGGAGGGCTTCATCCCAACGGGATGGAGCGTTTGCGACATCGGGATTATTCTCGTCATCCTTCGCAAAGCGGATCATGCTGGTGGTCAAATGCGACCGGGCAAAGCCGTCTTCGAGCTTGTCCTGCGCGGCTTGACGGACCTGTACGTCCTGCTGTACAGACTCGCCTAAATTGGAAACGGCGTTTGCGACCTGGCTACTTTGATAAGACGAGACGTTCCTGCCTGATTGAGGAACGACTGGTGCGCCGAGTGTGTCCTGCGTTGGAAGTTGCGGCATCAGCCCCATCCATAGGTAGCGGAACTGTTGGGCGTCAGGCTTCCATTTCTCACGCCTTTAAGCCACGGGAGCGACCCGGATGTGTCGTCGGAGGCAGAGGCGTATTTACTGTAAAGAGAAGAACCGGCGCTGAGGATGGTCGAACCTGCTTTGAAGTAGCTGGATGTCTGGGCCTGCTTGCCCTGAAGCCTTGCATCGGCAGCGTCGGTTTCTAGGCCACGAGCTCTTTCCTCTCCGCTATAAAGCTGAGCGAGGGAGTTATATTCACCCTGACCAGCGATGTTGTCTTGAATGGTTTCTACTGTCGGATCGCTGGCTCCTGCGCCGGATGATGCCGCAACGGCTTGACCGCGAGATTGCGCGAGTCCTGCCTGCCGCTGTTCCTGAATGGCCTGTCTCTGGGAAGTGGCTCTAGCCTGCCCAGCATTCTGTTCGAGTTGGGCCGCTTGGTTTTTGGCCTGAGCATTTACTGACATGCCGCTGGCGATGGTGCCTGCTGCCTGAACGCCTGCGGCGACTGCCGCAATGATTGGGAGTGCGGTTGCCATTAGAGTGTGTAAACCTTTCCGTCTTGGAGCAAGAGGGTGAAACCAAGCGATTCGAGGAATCGTTCGGAGGTCGGGATGTTCGGATCAGCAATCGCAAACACTTGAGTCTTGCGGGTGCGGATCATCTTCATGATTTCTTTTGCAACGCGATAAACAGTAATCTTTGGGACCGAGATGCCCTTCCGAATATCCGAGAAAGCTTCGATCTTTCCCTCTTCGATTGCTACCCCGGCGATGGCGTCTAGCTGCCCATCACGCCAGACCGAAACCGCTTGAATGGTCCGGGGAAGCGTTCGCCCAAAGAAAAGGGCGACATCTTCTGCCGTCGAGGGTTTTATCTCAATCATGCTCGTTTGTCTGAATGCCAATGATGGCTGCTTTCACAGTGCAGGGTCGTGGCGCTGCTGCTTGTAAACAAAGACGAGAATCCGTGGTGAAGCTGTCATTGAATGAGAAGGCGTCGAAGTCGTAATCGGTCCAGATGTAATCTGCTGCCGTAGCGATGCCGTTCTCGACGAGCGGGAGGTTATCGAGATGACTGAAGTCCGTGCCGTACTGAAGCCCCTGATAGTGCGTGTTGGAGAGAATCAACCCAAGGGCATCGACGCGCTTTTTCTGGGTGAGGGCAGTACCTTCCTCTGAAGCGTATGCCAGTTTTACCGATTTGAATTGAGCGGTATATCCGAGGCCGACAACCGCGTTTGAGACTGCTCTGGAGAGCGTAATCTGACCGCCTGTTACGGTGTAGGTGCCTAGATCGAGGCCATCACCCCAAACGACGACGGTTTGCCCTTCGAGAGTCGAAAGACCGGTTATCGTGGCAGTGGATGCACCTGAATAAAGGATGAATGAATCGGCCTGCTTGTTGAGGGTCGATCCCGTGCATTCAGACTCCAATGCCCATTTTTCGAGGTAGCGTTTGGTGGTGCCGTTGATGGTTCTGTTCACGAGGTAGTAAACGGAATCCTCAATTGAGGTCGAAGATGCTGGCATGACAAATACGTCTTCCACGGTCCCGGTCGTTTGGATAAGTACCCAGCACTTCACATCCTCGGCCGGATCAAAGACCATCACGGCGACGGTTCCATCTGAGCGAACGCAGTGAACGCGCGTGTCCGGGTATCTCTGTACGGCCATCCGAACGATAGAGGGTTGGCCGACTTCGGGAGCGAGAACGGTTAAATCGCTGGCGCTGTAATCAGAGGTGAGGGAGTAGGTCTCGTTAAACGAGGTGAGGAAGACTCGGGAATTGCGAACGAATATCCCATCGGCGTCAATCTTTAAAGCGGGAACGGAGGTCGATCCGCGAGACGAGGGCTCCTTCATATTGAAGTTCGTGGGCGTGAGCGGTTCGTCGAGGGATGAAGACCGGACGCTGATCTCGCCCATCTGGCAGCCCATAATGAGCCGTAGCAGTGGGAGAAGCCAGTTCACCTTGTCAACGGGGCCTGAGCCGATGGAGCGAGAAATCGGTCCAGAGTCGCCAATGGTCGTGTCATCGAAGCTGTCGAAAGCATCGGAGACTGATCCGTAAATCTTGTCTTTTCCTGCCCACCATAAACGACCTTCGTAAAGAGCAACAGCGGAGGGATAGCCACGGTAATCAGACCATGCACCTTCCGACCAGTTTGCACTTGCGCCTGTCCCGCCGAATGCCGTGAGAACTGAAGCTGAAACTGAGGTTGAGCTGCTGTACGCTGTGACGCGGGCAATTCCGGTTATTGAGCCGCCGGCGTAGGTGAGGCTTAAGACCGCCGTGCCGGAGGAATACCCTCCCGTGTCAAAGCCAATGCGGTAGTAGATGATCTGGTTGGAAAGGCCGTCGTTGTAGGTCGTTGTGGTGTTTGCTGCGTAGGTCGTTGCTGAAACCCACGATCCGGGCGAGCCGACTGAGTACTCCAGCTTAACCGTTCCGGTCCATGTTCCGGTGATGGAAACGGATAGGGCGCGGTTTAGGCCGGACAATTCCACGGGGTTGGACCATTGCCCGTCACCCGTTGCATTAAGCTGGACCAATTGCCCGACCGATCCGATGCGAAATAGCGCCCCTACATGTGTTGGATAGAACAGGGCGTGCGATGCGGTGATCGTTATGTCCCCAGATAATGCACTGGGCGCGAGAGTGAGCGCGTCGTCGAGGTTGACGCTTCTGAAGGGGCCGTCATTCGACAGATAAGTGACTATCGACCATGAGCGCGTTCCCCTGCGTTCGATACGGCGCTGGTGGAATCCATCACAAGCGAGGAAGATAACGTCGGCGGATTGCGACCAGCGGATATTGGTTAAATCCGAGCTGGTCCAAGGAGCTGGGAGCTGCATCTCACCGGATGAAGCGACAACACAGGAATCAACGAGGGCTGCATTGATGGTGCTGTTTTCAAACTGGACGTAGAAATTACCCGTAGGGGTGAAGGCTAAGGAATGTGTGCCTGGGAGGAGATGAGCCTCCGCGACATAATCATCAGCCCCCTGCGAGGTTCCTACACGGCAGGTAACAGGACCGCGCTGGATGACGATGGTGAGGGCATGCTCTTTACTCAGGTCCGATCCAGAGACCGTTACCTGCTGGTAGCGGATTGCATGGTTTGTGCCGTTACCGACAAGGGACATATATCCGCCTGTGGCCCATGCTGACGTTGCGCCTGCCTGATCGGCGGAAGTCCAGCTCGTGAGATTGCTGTCGAATGTCCCGTTTGCAATAGCGGATGAAACGGCGACGCGGGAGATGACGGTTTCGGAAACACGAACCCTGACGACCGTGTTGGTGACTTCGATGATGGCCGTATCGGAAAGGGAAAAAATAAACGGGATATGGATTGCGGCGGCGTTGCTGAGTGTTTGGTCGATATACCCCAGTCCGGGCCTGAGCATCATTGAGCCCAGAAACCGTGGCATCCAGTTGGTCTGTGTCTCGGCAGATAGGGCCGTCCGTTTTAGATCGGTGCGGGCAAGCGCCAAAGGGCTGATGATGCCGCGATTGAATGCGAGTAGTGGGGCATTTTGTTTAGGCACTCAGTTCTCTCCGCGCGCCCAAGGGCGGCCTGTGGTGCGTCCATGCCGTGCGGCGTTCCATGAGTTGAGGGGAAGGAAGGTCGCCGGGGCTTTCATGGCGTCTTTAGCCAGAGCATCACTCAGGCGCCGTTTGAAGATTTCCATCACGTTCTTGAGCTTTTCGTCGTTCTGAACGATTCGTTCGCACATCTGGAGTGCGAGGTAGGCTTCTACGAACTTCTTGAACGTCTCGGGCCAGAGGGATAGATTCGAGCCGTAAATGGAGTCATTTGAAACATAACGGGCATAGATCGTTTGCAGGTTTGAATACCAATAGCCCGCCTCGTCAACATAGGCTGTGAGGGGATTGTTGAAGAATTCATCCGAACAGATGCCGGCGATTCTCACGAGGTCATTTGGTTGATCGAATGCGTAGGTATACCCGAAAGCTGGGGAAATACCAGCGTCGTAGTCGATCTGCACAGCGCGAATGGCGAACTTCCACAATCCCTGCTCAAGGCAATAGTTAACCGCTCCATCCGTCCAGATGTCATTCAAGACCCTACCCGGCTCGCGGGCCTCGGTTAAAGACGCAAGTTTCCTCTCACCGATGATCCTGAGAGCACCGTTAAAGATGGAGAGTTGGTCGGCGGTCATGCAGCCATCTGTCTGCTATGAGTGGCGATCCAGAGGAGGGCATCTTCTTTCGTGCCCAAATCCTCAGCGAGGATGGTTTTGTCTGATTTACGCTCGACGCTCCATTTGCGAGCGCCGCGCCATTTGGCTTGGAATTCACCAGTGTCGGTGCCCACGACTGCGTTTGCTCCGAATTCATGCTTGCGGAGGAGTTCGACCTTTGCCCATTGATGACCAGCGTCAACGACGCAAAGCTCGGCGAAATAGCTGTTGTCTTCAGCCGTCACTTCAATGCGGTGTGTCGGGGCGAAATTGCGGGCGACATGCGCCCAATATTCGGGTTTTAAGAGATCATCTATCGGCGTGCCCAAGTCTGGCGTTACACACCAGATGGTGCGGGCAAATGAGGATTCCTTGCATTTTGATTCGATGATGGCCATGTAAAACTCCGTGTTGGTTAAGAAAAGAGGGGGGTGAGTTTCCCCACCCCCCTCAAGACGTTAGTCGGTATTGGTAGAAGCGCCGACGGTGGTGCCGTCAGACAAGTCCACTGCGCCAGGCGCGGTCGTGCTGACCGTAAGAACCTGATGCATTTTAACGATGGTGTTAGCGGTGTCGTAAACGATCACGAGGTCGCCAACCTTCATGCCGAGCTGACCGCCATTGGTGATGTAACCAGAGGTGTCAACGGTGGCGTTGGAGTCAGCGGACTTGTAAACCCACATCTGGGGCGCGAGGCCGCCGATGGTGGAGACAATAAGCTGCGGAGGGGTAGAGGTAGAGTAGGTCATGTTAAGCTCCTGAGTTCAGTGATTAAGCGATTGCAGAGCCGTCGTGATAAACGAGGTACACGCCGGTGTTCTGGAGGAGAGAAGCGCCCATGAAGATGCTGGAGCGAGCCCAGTAGTAGGATTCTTCACGGTTGTAATCAGCGTCCACTTCCATGTCGCCCACATTGGCAGCGAAGCCGAGAGCGTTGCGGTGCCACATCAGGCAGGTTTCGGACGAGGTGCCGATACCAGCGAGGCGGTTGCTTTCAAAGAAGTTGATGCCCATCCAGCGCTTCATACGCACGGCGGGTCCGCCCAGAGTCGGGTTGACGAATTCCTTCACGTCAACGTAATCAGCATGCGCGTATTCCTTAACCTGCATCAGGTAGTTGGAAGCGGCGGGGCTGATCGCGCAGAACATGTTGTCTTCTTCGTCAACATCAACATCCTGACGAGCCAGTTTTGCTTTGGCTTTGGCGAACATTGCCAAAGAGCCGGTGGCTGCGGTCGTGCTGTTGAGGGTGCCGGTGCCGAGCGTGGTGATGATCGTGTCGTCAATCTTGCGATTGAGAACTTTCACCGAACCAGCTTGCAGAATGCGGCGTCCATCACCTTGCGAACCGAAGATGTTGAACTGGGTGCGGCGTGGCTTATCATGCCATTCGACCAAAGTGGCGGACGAAGTGGTCAGGGTGTCCTGACGGGGCGGGATTAAGCCGTTGGTGCCACGGGTAACAGCGCTTGCGCCGCCGGTGCCTGCGACGAGGAACTGAGCCGTATTTCCTTTAATCACAGCTTCGGTGACTGCGGACGCACGGAACTTCGACAGGCCTTGCTCGAATGCGGCAATATACTCCTGTCGGTATTGGGTTTGAAATGCGGTATCGACCATAAAATGGCTCCTGTAGATGTTGGTTAAAAGGGTTAACCGTAGTCGCGGGTTTGCCCACGGGCATGCTTCGGGGTTGCTCTTAAAGAGGCCGTCAGCATGAATGGGGGCCGGGTGTTACGGGGTA